CCTGGCTCGCGCAATGGCTTATACCAAGCAGGTAAAGGCAGCGAATCCGCTCAATAACGGTTTCACTAATTCCTACCAGACAGGTGATGGGGTCAACCTTTTCACTGCATCTGGTGATGGTGTTACTGGCGGTGATGGTCATCCGAGGGTGGATGGCGGTAAAAACGATAATCGTCCTGCGACAGCGGCAGATTTGAACGAAACCTCATTGGAAGCAGCAATCGTAACGATTGCGGCCCTAACCGATGAGCGCGGACTTCTGATCGCGGCTCGACCAAAACGGTTGGTGCTTCCACCGGCTGGGATGTTTATTGCCACGCGACTTCTTGAGTCAGATCAAAGAGTCGCTACGGCGGATAACGATATCAATGCTATCCGTAGCATGGGTATCGTACCGGAAGGATATTCGGTCAATCATTACCTGACTGACTCGGATGCCTTCTACATCATTACTGATGTACCTAACGGTCTTAGACACTTCGAGCGCACCGCGTTAGAAACCTCAATGGACGGCGACTTCGATACGGGTAACGTGCGTTATAAAGCGCGAGAGCGTTACTCTTTCGGGGTATCTGATCCACTTGGAATTTACGGTTCACCAGGAGCGTAAGTAAAGTAGGTAATTGAGGGAAGGCGGCTTAATATCGTTTAGTGTTATTTGTAAATTTGACGTTGCTGTAAAGAGAACGGAAACGAATCACTAGGTAAGTCGCTCTCCTTTTTCCTGACAGGCACATGGTGTGCCTGACACTAGCCAAGACAGGAGAAAGACATGGCTAATACAACCTTCAACGGGCCGGTTCGGTCTGAGGGCGGGTTCGAGCAAATCAGTAAGACTGCCGGAACAGGTGCTATTACCACCAATCTGGATATTGACTCCAGCGGTAATATCACTACCACAGGGTATGTTTCGGCTTATGCCAACGTCAGCAGCATTACGTCTGCTACCAAGAACGTTGAGTCCACCGATTCAGGTACGGTTTACACTCTGAACAGGGCGGCAGGTATCGTGGTAACACTGCCTACTGCTGTGGCAGGGCTTTCCTACACCTTCATTGTTGGCACCACGTTTACCGGCGCAGGCCAGATCAATACGGACAACTCCAGCGACTTGTTCTCTGGTTTTGCCCATCTGTTTGATCCGGCAACTGCAACTGACATGAATACATTTATTCCCGATGCCAGTAACGATGACACCATTGATCTGGGGACGGCAGGACAGGGCTGGCTGGTCGGAGGAGTTATTCGATTGGTGGCGACCAGTGCATCGGTTTGGCACTGTGAGGCGTTCTTGCACGGTGATGGCACACTAGCGACTCCATTTGAGTAATCGGTGATTGTTGAACTGGACGGGGGCTATCCCCCGTCCGGTGTTTATATAGGAGATATGCAATGGCTGATGCTGTAACAAGTCAGACCATCCAAGACGGCGCTCGTCATGTGGTGATGAGCTTCACCAATGTCAGTGATGGTAGCGGTGAGGCTGCGGTTAAAAAGGTTGATGTTTCTGCGCTGGAGTCAGATCCCATGTCTGGCAGTGCTTGTAGCACGGTGTCGATCCAGTCTGTTTGGTTCTCAACCCTAGGGATGAGCGTCAAGCTGCTCTGGGATGCGAGTACCGATGTGCTGGCGCTTCATTTGCCTGCGGATTACTCAGATACGTTAGATTTCAGTGAGTTTACCGGGCTGAATAATAATTCAGGGTCTGGAGTTACGGGCGATATCATGTTTACCACTGTGGGTCATGGCAGCGGAGATGCTTACACCGTTGTTTTGAAAATGGTCAAACATTACTCATAGGGGATTGTTATGCCGAAACTTGAGATTATCGAGAACGGAACTTCTTTGAACCCGGATACGATGGGCGATCCCATCTATCAGATAGGGACTAAAAATGCTGATGGTGGGTATGATATTGTAGTTTTTGATGCAATGACTGATAAGGAGGCCAAGGCGAAGCTCGAAGAATTACAGCCTGTTAAAGCTGCTCCCGAAGAGAAAACGATTCCAAAAAAGAAGGCTGTCAAGAGAGCTTATAAGAAGGATGCGACAAAGAAAAAGGCAAAGAAACAGACAAAGAAAAAGAAGGCTTCTGCAAAGAAAAAGAAGAAAAGATAATGACGATCAGCCGCGCCCAGATGGGTAAACAAATCCGTAATGGGTCTTCCGGAAGAAAGGCTAACAAGTCTACGCTGACCTTACCACCGGGCGTAAAGACACGAAAACGCAGAACTACCTCAAGGTCAGTACGCGGAAGAGGGGGGTAAATGGCAACCAGCGGCACATATACGTTTAATCTTGATTTGAGCGATATCCTTGAGGAAGCCTATGAGCGGGCAGGTCTGGAGTTGCGTAGTGGTTACGATTATCGTACTGCAAGACGCAGCTTGGATCTTATGTTTCTTGAATGGCAGAACAAGGGGTTAAATCTCTGGAGCGTTCAAGAAGGCAGTCAAACGCTTACTGCCGGTACTGGAAGATACGCCTTGCCCGGTGATGAACTGGATATTATCGAGGCATTCTTACGCACTGATGACGGTGATGCCTCAAAACAGACTGACCTGACCATGAGCAGGATATCCATTAGTCAGTATTCACACCTGACAAATAAACTGACTCAGGGAAGGCCAATCCAATACTGGATCGAAAAAGATCCTGGTTCCATTGCTATTAACGTATGGCCCGTGCCTGACGATGCAGTGACCTACAAGATCGGCTATTACTATATACAGCGCGTAGAAGATACGGGTAGTCCGGCTTCTAACAATGTGGATATTCCTTCGAGATTTATACCTTGCATGGCTGCCGGGCTGGCTTATTACCTTAGTGTTAAGCGACCGGAAGTATCAGATCGAGCGCCACTGCTCAAACAAATCTATGACGAGCAGTGGGATTTGGCGGCTGATGCTGACAGGGACAAATCTTCGTTCTACATGGTGCCTGGAGGTTATAGCCGATTATGAGCAGCTATGCAGCAGGTAAACGTGCTTTCGGTTTTTGTGATCGAACTGGATTCAGGTATTCACTTAAAGACCTGGTTCCTCAAATTGAAAATGGCAGGCCGAATGGCTTGCTGGTTGGTCGGGATGTGGTAGATGAAGATCAGCCACAGTTGCAACTTGGTCGTTTGAAAATGGACGATCCGCAGGCACTGAAAGATCCAAGACCCGATACTGGAGAAGCAGAGAGCAGGAAGCTCTACGCATGGAATCCTGTCGGCGGAGGTAACTCTGCTCTGGGCAGTCGTACTGTGGGACTCGATATCACGGCGGTTGTCGGCAAGGTCACGGTGAGTACGGGCTGATGGCTTTGACATATACAACGCTCAAAAGCGCAATGCAGGATTATTTGCAAAATACGGAGACAACATTTGTCAATAACCTTGCGACGATTATTTCTCAAGCCGAGAACAGGATACTTAAATCAGTCCAGCTTCCGGACTTCAGAAAGAACACTACAGGCACAATGACCAGCGGCAACTCTTACCTGACCACCCCGACTGATTTCATGGCCCCGTATTCTCTGGCGCTTGATAACAGTGGATATGAATATCTTCTTTATAAGGATGTGAATTTCATACGTGAGGCTTATCCGGTTTCGTCAACGACTGCAACACCAAAGTATTACAGCATGTTTGATGATGATTCATTCATTCTGGGTCCAACACCTGATAGCAGTTATGCCGTTGAGCTTCATTATTTTTACAAGCCTACCTCGATTACGGCATCTGGTGATGGGACAAGCTGGCTGGGGGATAACGCGGAAACTGTATTGCTTTATGGATGTCTTATAGAGGGCTACACCTTTATGAAGGGTGAGCAGGACATGCTGGCGGTTTACCAGAAGCAATATGAGGATGCGATGACGAACCTGAAATCTCTTGGCGAGGGTTATAGCACGACAGATAATTACCGCAGTGGTGCGGTCAGGACGCAGAAAATCTGATGCTGGGCGTAAGCGTATCTATAGAGCCGGGAACCTGCGAGGTTCATACCACGGAGTTTCGCGGCTTTACACCAGAGGAGATTGCAGGTCGGGCTATTGATAAGATTGTATCGGTAGCGGAGGGAGCAGATCCGGTTGTTAAGGAGCAGGCAAAAGCCTTCAAGGATCGGATTTTTCATGTGATTGTGCAAGCCTGCAATGACGCGATTCAGAGCGACAGAACGACGCTCTTAAATCTTTTGACACAACAAGGCCATAGAGATATGGCGGATATTTTGAGGAAATTCTGATGGCAATTACACAAGCGGTATGTACCAGTTTCAAGTCAGAGCTATTGCAAGGAATTCATAATTTCCACAATGGCTCTGGTGGCGGTACGACAACCACCACAGGCACTGGTAATACATTCAAGATCGCACTTTATACATCAAGTGTTACTTTGGCAGCATCAACAACGGTGTATTCAGCAACCAATGAGGTTTCTGGAACGAATTATTCTGCTGGAGGGAACACGTTAACCAACGTCGATCCTTCCACTTCAGGAACGACAGCCCTGACAGACTTTTCTGATTCCACATGGAGTTCAGCAACCATCACCGCAAATGGGGCGCTGATTTATAATTCCAGCACGACAGCAGGCACAGCGAACAGAGCGGTGGTCGTTCTGGCTTTTGGCGGTGACAAGACTTCAACCGCAGGCGATTTCACAATCACTTTTCCAGCAGCCGATTCGTCGAATGCTATTATCAGAATTGCGTAGTGAAGAGTAGGTAATGTGGCAAATGCAAAAGTTGCATGGCAAGGCTGGAACTCCAGCAACATTGCGTGGGGCGAAAGCACTTGG